ATATATTGTGGACTTTGCACGTTTTGCACGGAAGGTGAAACGACATCAAGGCTATAAAGGCCTTGCTATCGTTCTCAAGGTAGCGAATGTTGCTTTGATGCGGTTCGGTGGGGGGCAACCCCTTCCGAACTCATTCGCCCTTGGGCCCGTTAGAGTGTCGTTCAGTGGCCGAGGTTTACCTACGTTCCTGCCTAGGCAGGCCCGTAAAGAACTTCGGCGCGGTAATGCGCGAGTGCTTCGGTTCTTCTTGACTCTAACTTCCCTATATAGGGTGTTAGAATATCGGGGACGATTGAAGTTATCAACCATTACCGACCCAGGTAGAGAGTTTGATATATTACAATATATCAGTTTTCTCCCCATCTTCTTCGGATATTTGAAGAAGTCGATGGAGGGTTTGGAAAAAGAGAAAGTTAAACCTTTCTTTATTTCTAAATCAGGGCCTGGTACTGAGTACCGTCCTGTCTTTAATAAGACCAAGACTCTTGAGTTAAAGCTATATAACTCAACGTCTGTTCTTACTATGCAAGCAATGGCATTAAAATCTGATAAGTTTAAGGGCTTATTAGCTTTAATGTCCAAGTTTGCAGACCTATTTGAGGGTGGGGCTTCTTTGATGAAGTCCCTGAACTCTATAGGTGAAGAAGGACTTAAAATCCCTTTCCTACATCGTTTGGTTCCTACTTACTTAGGTAAGTTGGGATTGAAAGATGAACCGGGTAAAGTGAGAGTGTTTGCTATGGTTGATTGGTGGACTCAAGTTTTATTGAGACCACTACATCTCCTCGTCTTTTCTCTTCTGAGAAAGATAAGGCAGGATGCTACGTTCGACCAAGGAAGGGGCGTTCGGTACGCTAATAGATTGTCGCGGTCAGGCCTTAAAGCCTACTGTTACGATCTGTCAGCTGCTACTGATCGTCTCCCTGTTTTGTTACAGGCAATGCTTGTTAATTGCATTGTTCCAGGAGCCGGACAGCTGTGGGCCCAGATCTTAGTTGATCGGGCTTACGCTGTTCCGGTAGCCGCCCGTAGGCGTGGTTTCCACGTGGCCGAGGCTGTTTATTACAGCGTAGGTCAACCTATGGGTGCATTGTCCTCTTGGGCAATGCTTGCTCTTACTCATCACTTTATCGTGCAACTCGCTGCGTTTAAAGCAGGACACCGGGCGTGGTTCCGATTATATGTAGTTTTAGGAGATGACATCGTTATCTTTGATAGCGATGTCGCCAAATATTACTGCTCTATAATGGCAGACCTTGGTGTTGGTATTGGTTTTGCAAAATCATTGGTCTCGAAAGATTCCTTTGAGTTTGCGAAACGGTACTACCGCCAAGGGGAGGATCTGTCTCCTTTATCCTTCAGAGAGCTCGATGTAGCGTCAGTTTCCCTATATGGGCTTCTGTCGCTGCTCGATCGCTTTGGAGGTTTAGAGGTGGGAATAGCTCGTGTGTATCGGCTCCGCGGGTTCGGATATAGATCCCTAGCGAGGTTAAAAGCTCGTCTAGAAACTATGTCTGAACGGATGAGAACACTTACCGTGTTCTTATCTTACCCTGGAGTCTCTAGTATATCTTTCGATAAGTTCAGTTCTTGGGTTACTATGTCCTCACAAGGGCATAGTTCCGCCAAAGTCTCTCTTCAATCTCTTCGGGACTTAGTCCTCGAAGTGGTGAAGATGCTAGACCCGACAAAAGATCGGGACTGGCAGACCTTCAGACCAAAACATGGTCCGTTTGGTCATGATACAACTGGACTTTACGAAATCAAACACTGGAGAATTGATACAATACAAGCTGATATCCAAAGCTTGTTATGGCCATCTCAATGTGAGATAAATGAGACTCTTCATGAGTCTGACTTATCATGGGACAATCTCCCATGGGACTCCGTCTCCGGAGACCCTAGCATTGAGTCTATTGATCTGTTCATCGAACAGGTCTTTAGATATGAACAAGAAGCTTCAATGATACAGACGGATTACCCTATGGGAATCCGCCGTGAGGATTCACCTCCTCTTAAGTTACCAACGAAGATTCTTCGTTATTGGTTAAAATTCTCTAAGGCCCGTAAGTAGTTGCGGGACTAGGTGCTTTATGTAGTCCTTACCAAACCGCTAATAAATTTATTTTAGGCTTTAGTGATTCTGAAAGTCTTTATTACCCAGTACTATTCGCTTCGGCGTCAGTCATCCGTCCTTACGGAGGGTAGACCTAATCCTAGCTGAAGAGCAGGATCAGTTTCATTCCTTATAAGTTTATTGTCGGGAGCGACCTGAGGATGGCGATTCCACAGGGTTTAAAAGGGGAAATACCCCAAGCTCGGTTGACAATTTATAAATTAAAAGGGGAGCAATAGGAAGCCAACCCTATTGCTTTGACTTGATCGGCGATAAGCTACATCCTTCACGCAGAAGATATTCTAAGGGATACGAATTCCCTAGTTCTAACCGGAGCTAGTGAGATCAAATCCTTGAGTTTGAATACTTCTCTTCGAAGTTCAAATTTGGGGAAGTGAAAACCCACTTTCTCTGATCTGTTCGGTACCCAGAACCGTCATGGTTTTAATAAGAGTGAATTAACACTCCTTCCCCGGATGAGGCTTGGTACCCTTATCCCAAGGTTGTTGGGACTCCGCCAGAGCGGAAACTATTGCAAGAGTACGTTCCATATCTTTCATTAGATCTAGACCTATTGTTTGTCGGCTCTTGTGGTGGCGCTTAGCGCTGCTGCATCAGTGGATTACCATTTAGTAGATAATCCTGAATGACAAGCCAGTGAGCGTTCGAAGCGTGACTGAAACAAGTAGGGTGTAAGATCGAAACGAGAAATATGGCGCTGAACGAATAAATAAGTTCAGCGACCCCCGAGGCCACCGTGAGGAGGGTACAGGGGAGTCCTGCTTAAAACAGAGACCCCCAGATTTGGATTAGATAGAATATTCTATGTAATGAAGAAAATGTAGTGATAAGACTTTAGACGCTCACTAAGCGCCATGGACCCTGGAAAC